TACAAAAAGGGATTTGATGAATCAAGTTACAGGAGCAAAAGCTGGATCAGGTGATATACTTAGTATAAGAACAAGTCAACCAAGTAGAACAGAACAAGCACAGATCGTTAAAAACGAAGCTGCAAAACAAAGACAAGCTCCTACAGTAACTGAAGTTATTGCTGGAAATAGAGTACCTACAAGTACGACACAAACGCAAGCGGGTCTAGAAGATAGAAGCGATCATGGATTCGTTGAAGATACAATTGATTAACAAACAGTATTTTTCAATACCATCGTTAAATAGTAGGCGAGATATAAATTAATAAGGAATTGGGTTTGTGTTGTGAGATCATTATATTTTGATTTGTAATCTATTTCATCTAAAAGATTTATAAGTAAAATATTTACTTGTTGTTTAAAATATATTTTTAACTTAGTTCTTTTTATAGACATTAACTGTCTTACATATACATTATATTTTTTTCCGCACAATGAATCTGCATCCTTTAAATCTTTCAGAAATAATCTATAAATAGTTTTTAAATTATCTGAATATTTTGTGTTGTTTAATTTGGATATCATCTGTGTCGCTAAGGATGATTTGATATTTGCAAGCTTGCGAGCATCTTCTTGTGCTTTTCGATCAGTAAATCTATACACAACTATTTTTTTAGTTATTTCATCTGCTAGTTTATTTCCTTTATCCGCTGCTTTAATCTGATATACATTTTCTTCATCTGATGGTTCTTCTTCACTCCCCAATCCAGATCCTTCTTCCGCAGCTCTATAATATGTTTGAGCAAAGCTTTTCATGCTTTGTGAAACTCTACTTCTACTATCTTGCATAAATTTAGAAATATCATCAAGTTCTCCACCACGTAATCCTCTTGTCCAACGTCTAACCATTTCCCCTGCAATATAGAAAAGAGCATTTGATATTGTTTTTTCTCTTGCGAACAGATGAGTTTTTGTTAGGACTTCTAATGCATATTTGAATGTGTCATTGTTACAATATTTAAAATGTTTATGCATTAAAGCAGAATAATGTCTGATAATAAAGAATACCATCATATATTTGTATAATGTCTTATCTCTTTTCTTTAGAAAATATTGTAGCAAGAATACATAAAAATTTGCAATTGCATTGGTTTGTGTTGCAAATTTAGCATATTTACTTCCTCTCCATCTTCTTTTTGTAAATTCTTTAACATCCTTTTCTGTTAGTCCTGTTAACTTTAAAAATTCATAGTAATTCTTTTTAACTTGCGGATAGTAACATGGTTCGGATAAGGCACCCAAGTTTTTAGCAACAACCTTTGTAAGATGACTTTTTAATCTAGCATCATTAATTTTTGCTTTTGCAAGTAATTGTTCCATATATATTACACCACCCTAACTGTAATACTATCTTCAGTAAAATAAATATATTCTGGTCCATATGCCAACAGTTGATCCTCAGTTAATTCTTTTAATTTAAAATTGAAGAATATACTGGTCTCTGGTTTTCTTAAACTACAATGACTTATACCATCAATATTTTGAACAACATCAATAATTTCAGATCTATATATTTCAGCTTCAGTACCGAACCTGTCACTGAATGCTTCCACTAAAGTTGTTCTTACAGAATTTTGTAATGCTGATAAAGTACCACTATATGTCATATCCCTAAATATTTCAATGTCAATAACAAGAGGCATTTCATAAGTAGGTAATGGAATCCATCCACGTATTGAATATATATAATTTTCAGCTTTACTATTAACATAAACAATTGAGTCGGCAATAGGTACTTCATAAACGAAAGATGTTGCATCTATACATCTAATAATATTATCTTTTATAGTTAAATCTTCACTACATGTTTGAATAATATACCTATCACCTGGATTACAACTTGTCGGTTCAGTTTCTAGAATATCAATGACGGATGAAATTGTAGGTTGGTTTAGTAACATCGTAGCTAATATACCAAATGTATTTGTAAACTTAATATTTGAAAAATCGGTTAACATTCTACGGTCAGCTAAATCTGCAGTACTAATTAATGTTTGAAGAACTTGAAGTTCAAATGCTTGCTGATCAATACTATCATAATAATCTTTTTCTATAACAGGAACATCATATACAATATAAGTAGTTGCATCAGTATCAATGACAACATTTGATCTCATGAATGTACTCAAGTCAGCTCTGAATGTAACCTTATTAGAATATAAGGCAACTAAAGCACTACTGGGATCGCTTATTGTAAACTCATATGTTTGTTCACCAAAAGGAATATCAGTATAAGGATTAAACGTATAAATAAAATAACCACCAGTTGAATCATTGGTCATAGTTTTAGTTGATCCGCTTGATTTTATCTTCAACTCACATGTTGCTAAGTCGGCATTAACTTCTGTAGATTTATAATGTAATTTAAATGTACCCTGAGTACCCACCCTTTCAACTTCTAATAGATCAGAATAAATATCAAATGTTGAAGGATAACTTGTTTCCAATGCAGGAAGAACCTCAACAGATGATATAATATATTCATATTCTCCTACTGTATTGTGAGCATCAATATCAATTTCAAAAAGATTATAATATTGATTGTCTCCAATAGTTATTAATTCATTTCTGGGTATTCTAGTTGTTGATTGTGGAACAGTAAAAATTGCATTTCTAGTAGGAACTAAATTTTCAATCTCAGTTGTACCCGATCCAAATAATAAAGCACTGAATAATTCAATCTCATTTACTTGTAAATCAGATCTTTTAAGAACAGGTAAAGCATTTTGAGCAAATGGAATTTCAGGAGCAACTACACTAATATCTTTATAATCTCCTTCTGTAACCAAACGTTCTAAAGCTCTAATAGAGGCAATTGAATTTCTTCTTACTTCTTCTAATGATTCTTCATCCTCTCCGCCGTATGCAGAGGAAGCATTAATGACTTCATAATCAACAACTTGACGTTGACCTGCCATAGTTGTTAAATAAATTCTATCTCCTTCTCTGATAGAACCAGCAATAACATTCCCCTCAGCTCCTTCTGTTGTTGATGTTGTTACAAAAACTGTAGAACCACCTGTTGGTTGTATACCAATTAAACCATTTCCAAAAGTGAGTCTTCTTCCTGTATCTGTTCTTCTTGATACATATCCCTTATCTGCAGCATCCATTAAAAAAAGACTAGCAAATTCAGTCCACAATGTTGTACCTGAACTTCCTGGTTCTTGAATCTCAACTTTAAGAGAAGCTACTTCACCAACAATCGGAACATCGAGTGTTATAAATTGAAATTGTTGTATATCAGAATCAATCTGAAATTCTTGTTCAACAACTTTGGTTTGCGTTACTGGTAAAACAAAACTAAATGATTCCGTTGAGATATCAACAGGAAGGAAAAATCGTTTGTTATCTTCAATTACCTGAATCGTTACATTTGCATTATTAGTTACTTCTATTATTGCGTCATAATAAGTGACAAATTCTGTATCTCCAGCTTTAAATTTAAAACCTTCTGCCATTGTAAATTGAGTAATAGAATCCCAATTTCCAAACGGAATTGTCATTAATACATTTGCAGTAGCTGCAGTAGCTTCTGTTGTATTATATCCAAGAAATGCGGAAAGGTTTAAGATTGATTCTGGAAGTTGTGCTTTTGTTAAGAAGAACTCACGATATGTAGATAACTGATAAAACAAAAGATTACCAGTTAATGTAGAAACTGTATCAATCAAAAAACTAAGAAATGATGACTTCAATAAATCCACATTTTCCAATTCGAGATAATTCTTAACTTCGTTACCGATTAATTCACGGATCGAATCTCTAGATAAATATATTTGTTCCGATAGTAATGTATCAGCCATCCTTTATCTCCTAACAGCCCGCAGGCGTTCTGGGTGTAAAATAAAACCCAACTCTATTATCAAAAAGTGTATCCTTTAAAATAGGTTTTAAAAGTGAATCTTTATATAGAAGTCTGGTTATAAATTGTGAGTCTGCAAGCGTATGTATTCTTTTATCATATTCAACAAAAGCATATGTATTTACAACTTGGGCATCTACAGCAGCTAAAGTTTCGCTTTGAAATACTTGACATTTTAATCTCCAATATCTTCTATCTGTATTGGGATGTATCTCCACTCCAGTTACTTGATAAAGAGGATATACATTATTTGTGGGTGTTAAAAATTCTTGTTCAAACTTCAGAATATCATGTGGGTAGGGTTTAAATCCATATGTGCTTGGTATAACAATAGTTGTTTCGGTATTTTTATTATATCCAATCTCTTCACCATCAAATGCAGTTGTTACTTCTTCTGGATAATAAACAGGAAGAATTAAAATTTTATTTCTTTTTATACCTGTCAAGTCTCCAGTTTGTTCATATGCACCGGCAAATACGTTTTCATCTTCCCAGATTGTATCTTCAACATTTAGATTATAATATGTGACTAAAAATCTAACTACATGTTTGCTATAATAGTCATATAGTAAATTTTGATATTCATGCACATATGCATATAATCTTTCATAGTTTTGGATATCTGACATTATACTTTACCTTCTCTTTTTTTCGCTGCGCGCAATTCTGATTTCATGGTTGCTTCAAATCTAATCTTAGCTTCAACTTCTCTTTGTTTCCAGTCTTCAAGCATTTTATAAATTTTATTTTTACACTTAACAGGTTTATCAGCTTTATTACATTTCGACATTTGTTTGTTTAACATCGTTATTGCATATTTTGCTGATAAATAACTGCATTGATGCATACATAAAGTTTTAGAAAATTTCTTTTGGGATGCGCATTTTCCCATACAAGCAAAGTTATATTTTTTTATAATATAATTAACAACATCATTAAAGAACGGAACAGGTATTACCCAAAGACCAAGATATAATGCCTGTCTTGCCCATTTTTCTTTGTTGGGATCTATCTTTGGGGGTTTAACAACAGTGTCCTCTTCTTTAATTGAATTAACTGCTTCATAGATTTGTAGATGTTGTCTGAATGGAATGTTTTGTCTGAATCGTTTATTTTCATAAACAATGGATACTAATTTGGATGTTGGTACTTGATAACTTGCAGCAAGAGTTTTTGCTCTTTTGGCTAATTCTTTTTGTCTTTTCTTTCTTTCTTTTTGCTCTGTACCCAATTTAGCTTGATTCAATTTAACTATTTGTGATTGTAATCTTCTCGCCCATTTAATATATTCTTTTCTTAATTTCTTTTCACACTTATCAGGATTAGCAAAATGACCACACTTTGAAATTTCTGCTCTTAAATCATTTGTAATTTTACGGGTCGCATTTACTTGACATTCATATCGACATATCTTTCTCTGAGTTGATAACGGAAATTTATTTAAGCATGCTCGTGAACATGTATCAGTCAATTTTCTAAATATGTACAATACAAACATACCAATAGCTGGTCCTGTACCTAAAGTACCAACTGCACCTGTCCCTGCAATTCCACCCGCAATTGCAGCGAATCCATATTTAAGAAATTTTTTAAATTTATTTTCAAAATCTTTAAGTGATTCAGTGATAGTCAATGTAATAACATCTTCGTATGATAACTCTCTCACAAAGTTGCATAAACCAACATGCTCTTTAAATGTCAGTTTATCTTTAAGTATTTGACTATCAAGAGCAATATCGAGCAAATACTTTCTACCAACTTCTTTTAAAATAGTTCTATCCTCTTGAGTAATCATGCATGACCCCTTATTGTATATCTGTTGCTTCAAAGAATTTAAAATATGTGGCTTCATCAATAACAACTTGTAACTGACTAGTATCCCCTTTAAAATTTACATCTATTGCAACAGAAAATCCTTTTAGATTCTTGAAAAACGTAACATTTACATCTTCAATACTTGCTCGGTCATCATATGTTGATAAACTATTTGTGAGTTCATCAACAATTCTACTGATGGTGACCTGATCAGCAGGTTCAAACACCATTTTATATAAATTGCTTCCATACTCAGGATCAAACATATAAGTTCTTTTTGGAGTAATTAATATATTATTCCATGAACTAATAATAACCTCTATATCAACAATCCGTTTGAAATCACCTGCTGGTGCAACTTTTGAAGTGTAATCAGCTAATTTAGAATTTGAACCAGCTACTGCTTCATTAAATCTATCTAAAATATTAGCCATATTTAATAATTTCCTTTAGCACTTTCCTCTGCAAATTTCTTTTGCTTTTCTTCCTCTAATTGTGTTTTCCATTTGAGGTAGTCTTGAAATCTTTTAACTGGCATGAGTTGAACATCAATATATGATTGACCACTCATTTCCATACACGCGAATATGTTCTCAGAAATGTTGTCTCTAAAATCAGAGATATCGTTATGCTGAGAACAATGAACGAAAAAAGCTTTCCACTAAATCAATGTCATATTTATCCTGATTACCACAACTGGTACAATTACTTTGCATTTTTAACTCAATACCATAAGCTCCAAACTCTTTTTCATATGTGCGATATATGGTTCGTTTATCTTTAGCGGGCAATGAAAGATAAGCATCAATAACATCAACCCTATCAGAATAAATTATAGGATTCTTTTTCTCTGGAACATCTTGTTCAAATTTACTAATAATAAGAGTCTCTGTTATTAATTCAATCGTAGTTCCAGGTCTATTACTCAACTGTGTTATTCCATAAACTTCATCAAATAGAGTTGGTTGCTTTATTGTTACAAAAACTCCTTTTGAAACAGGCAACTCAACCTTATGCGAGTCTGTTAAAATATTTTCACCCGGATAAGAATTGAAATTGAATGTACTTGATGCTTGAACAGTTACAGAATAATTATTAGCACATGCTGTACATTTTACTTGATAATTTCTAATTTCTTCATATGTAATATGATAGAGACCATACAATAAAGCATCTCTATCCTTCAATGTTGTATTACGAATAAATGAATCAAGATCAGTAATGTCTGGCGGTTTAGAAACAATTGAATTGAAAAGGCACGAGTTTAAATGCTCAGCAATTTTTGTTGGTGTAACTAAACTTCCTTTTAATTTCTCTTCCTCTTGAACATTTAGAGATTTTAAAGTAAATGATTTTTTAGTTTGTGGTGTAATTACTTCATACACCGGATATTGTACTGCAAATCCTTTGAACGTCATTGTTTTATCTCCTTTCTTTCACATTCTATCTACATTTTATTTTATAATTTTGCTTGAAGCTTTGAAATTTGCCCTTTAACTTTTTGGACTGCTTTATCAAGTCTTTTTACACACAATTGAACTGAGGAAGGATGATTCATCCTATGACATTTACTTCTTTTCGTTTTTAACGAAACCAGCATATGATTCATCAGTCGTATTTTATCTTTTATTTTTTCTGGATTTGCTTTCAATACCCCTTCTTCAATAGTTTCAATAGCTTTGAAAGATGCTTTATTCAAAGCTTCCTCTATATGTGGCATTGTAGCAAATCTATCATTTACAACTTCTTCTGTTTGTTTATCAAACGTACCTT